TAAAAAACCAACCATAGATGAATATTTGGAATTGTCCCCGCAACTCCAAAGATATTATAGGGTGACATATCCAGAATTGAATTACCCTTTAGCGAAGAACTATAAAAATAAAATAAATAAACCAACGTTGGAAGAGTTTAATGCTTTAACCTACCATAAAAAAAAGAAATGGCGAGAACTTTATCCAACAGAATATCCTCAATCTAAAAAATACAACTATGAGAAAAAGAATTAAAATGACCCCAGAAATTGTAAGAAACATTTACAAGCGTATTGAGATGGAAGAAACTCAAGAAGAGATTTCCAAAAGATACAAAGTATCAAGAGCACATATCTCAAAGATTAAGTTAGGTATGTGTGATAATCCACCAGAACACGCAAGATGGACTTGGGTGTGGCAAGAATTAAACTTAAAAAAACTTTGATTAATTCTTGATTAATCAAATAAATTTATTATATTTGTAGTATAAATAATTAAAACATGAGTAATATGACTAACTTAAAACAAAGAGACAGAGACGAAAGAATTGTCTGGCAGAACCAATCACATCTCGCTTTAGAGATATTAAAAAGTAAATTGAATGATGAATTTTCAGTATTTGATTTGGCACGAGTAACTGACGCATTAACTAGTTGGTGTGTAGATGGACGAACCGAAGAGAATATTAAAAAGTTACAAGCAATTGATTCTCACTTGGAAGCATTAACTATGAAAAAGGAATACGGATTATGAAAACTGGAGATTTACAAATTTTAGTAGAAACGGCTTTTTCTAATATACCAGCAACCAGAGAAAGTAATGATGTGTTATGGGTTGAAATAACTAAAGCATTATGTACCCTTAAAGGTATTACAACTATTGATGACTTATTTGTTGAAGTGTTAAATAGGAGAATGCCATCATCCCACTCAATAGTTGCCGCAGCGACTAATATTAGAAAAAGAAATCCTCAATTTAAACCAACAGATAATAGTTTAAGACGGAAGATGGAAATAAGAGCGGAACACGCTGAGAATTACAGAAACTCTTAAAGAGATTGGTAACATTATTTGTTCTATTCTATTCATAAAATTTATTTTTTTTTTAATGTTACCATAGCCCCTCAATTAATCTTGAGGGGTTTTTTTATTCTTAAATCTATCATAAATTCTAATTAGATTAAGAGCCAGTCCAGTCAGTAAAAGTAATATTGTTATTTCCGCTTGAAATTGAACTAAGTAAGAAAATACACCAGCGATGGTTACGCTATTGGCAACAGTATCTTTTTCCATATCTTTAATTGTTGGAGTGTCCATACCATGTCGGAAATGCTGAACCACAACACAATGGACCCATAGCGTTATAGTTCTTTGACTTAAACTTATCCGTTCTCCAACCCCAGGCACCACTTGGTAAAGTCATGCTTGATTTGAATGGTTGATTAACCTCTGGCGGTAATTGTCCGTCATTAAGGTTTCCGTTGTTATATTCTGGGTAAAGATTTGACTTAAAGATTAAATGTCTTCTTAAAAGATTGTCATTGAACTCCGCTTGGTTTTTAGCGTTGTTCTTCATATATTGAAACATCTTAAAATCGGTTGGAGACCCTTGTTCGCTTCTGTTTTGAACCAATCCAACTGACATCCATTTCATGGCGAAATTATCCAATCCCAAATAATAGGAATAAGAAATTAAAGTTGGTTGAATATAGGTATCCAATAAATCCTTATAGTTTGAGTTTGCTGGATTATATATGGTTCCATTTCCAACAATATCCAACATCTTATTAAAAAGATTTGTTCCCAAAGATTCTTGAATAAAAATATTCTGTCCTTGTAAAATACAGAATCTTAGTTCGTCACTTTGGACATTCTCGTTAATTGCGGTATAGGTCTTTAATACCTCTTCACTTATTAATAATACATTTTTCATTATAATATTTGGTTAGGTTCAATTATTAAACTTATTTCTTGTCCTGGATACATAAGTCCAATTAAAGGTTCAAGTTCTCTGTTGATAAAATTTTGAACGGGTTTCACTGATGTATTCATAAATAGTTTATAGGCAGTATCCAATTGCTCGGCTGAACTTGTAAAACCACCTGGATTTGGTAAACCGATTAAAGAACCATCAATAATCTTATGTCCACTCATTATCTGTTTTTGTACCAAATCAAAGATGGAACTAAAATATCCTTGTTCCACATTGGACTGAATTTGTGTGATTTCTGGTTTCTCACTTTCATCACCATAAGACACAATCACTCTACCCGCATTTGAGGAACCCATATATCGGTCTTCAATTCCTCTTAAAATCTGTTCTTGTTCGTTTTGACTATCTGGTGCTTGGACTTTAAAGTGAACCCACAAACTTGGTGATAATCCATTTTGAATTGATGCCAAATTATGAACCGTGATTTCGTGGTTTAACTTAACATCATTGATGACTGATAACCAATCTGGGGCTCCATAATAGTCATATCCACTTTGGTATTGTTTGATATGAACAATCTGTCTGTCAGTATAATTCTTTGGGTCAAATTCACTAAATTCAACCATTCCGCTTTTACGCCAGTTAGCCCAATCTCTACTATAGAGATATTTTGTAATTTCACCACCCAATTCTTCGGGTTTGTGTAATCTCATATACCTTGAAGGAATAACATAAAAACCACTCAAACCTTCGCTTCTGTCTTCTCTCCATACACACTCTAAAAATACATTACCTGTGGTTAAGAACTCATAATAGATTTGTCTCGCAACATCATTAATGGTTTGTTTATGGTTAATTTTATAATCATTAATGTATCCTTGTCCTACCGCATTATCCACCTTACTTCTAATACAAGCGTTTTGAATTGGTGATGCGTCGTTTAACAAGTATAATTCATTAACAAACATGTTATCTTCACCCCAACGAACAAATAATTCATTGCGGGAAATAACCTCCTTAAAACTGGTTAAGGAAGTCATATTAAAATTTAATTTCTCTATATTAATCATTATCCTCTATATATAGTAAATACATCGGTATTCGCAGTATATGAAACTAACTCATTTTGAGTATTTCCAGTTCCTATCATTCTGGCTGTTGTCTCATACACCACATCATACGATAAATTGGGGTTTAGGTTTGTACTTGAAGTTTGTTCATATACTTTAACAAAGTAATCACCAGGAATCAAATGTAAATTCGCAGTGTTGTCAGCGGTGGTTGCTGTAAACACTTCGGGTTGATTATCATCAGTTCTTATACTAAACAAATCATAAGATGGGTTATAAGATACTGTGGTTGGATATTGATAGGGTATAAACCTCCAACGCTGGTTTGTTAACTTATGTTGAATTGACCATAAATAGGTTGGAGAACTCAACTGCTTGTTAAGGGAACAAGTCGCTGTCGCTACATTTAACTGACTTTGATTTAATATTATCATCTTCCTAAAGTTGTGTTGAAGGTGTTTATAGCGGTATACAAATCATTAATTTCAGAAGCGATTAATGCGGTTCCACCGATAAATGCGACACTATAACCTCTGTTTGTTGAGTCGGTCGCTCCACCTGCTCTCCAACTACAAGTAATACCTATTGTCATATTACAAATCGCCATTGATTGTGCGGAGGTTAATAATTGAGTTGTTCCTTGATACATTTCACTATTAACACCATCGTTTTGTCCTATAAATAAATCTGCTGTATAAGTTCCATTGGTTGTTGTTTGATAATTCGCCATATTATAGTTAACATATTTAGTAGTTTTATCACCAAAACCTAAAGTTATCATTGTATCCGCTGAACCATCATATCCACCCATATCATACTCACCAATAGGAGTACCAGCCAATCCTTGATTAATCCAACAACCCATTATCATTTCAGTATAACTTAATGAGGTTGGGTTTAAGTGAGTATTTCCACCACTCGCAGACCTTAAACCTTTAATACCTAAAGAACTATAAGTTATACCTCCAACCCAAGTAATTCTATATGCGGCATCCAAATCTCGTGGGTCTAATAAGTTAAACTTGGTTGATGTCGCACTTGAACCAACGAAAGGATAAAACGCATCAAATGTTGACCACAATCCATAACCTTTTAAGTCAAGAACTAATTGATTAGTCGCATCTTGTTCTGTGGTGGTTAATGAACCTCCAGCAGTTGTGATTGCGTTAAAGAATGCTTGAGCGTCTGGGTCAAAATCGGGTAGCGAATAATAAGTCATTATGTCTGATTTTATACCCGCCTTATCAGTCGTTTTATTTGCGTCAAATATAACAAGTTCACTATAGTATCCGTCAAGTGAGGTAGACAATGATGGTGGGTCACCAGAACCAATAAGTAAAGTTGTGCCAATACCATTCGTTCCAGGGTTACCAGTTGTTGTTGAATAATTATTAACTTCTATTGATGATGATGAACCATCAAATATCGCTGAGAATAACGCTAAATCATTAGGTATCGCACCATCAGTAACAACTCCACCACCCGCATAAATCACAACATCTGGACCTCCAGTAGTTCCAACAAGTTGTCTTGCTGTTCCATCGTAAAAATGTCTACCTCCATTAAGAGGATTAAGATTATGTGATACTATAAACGAAGTATTCGGTTGAGAAATGGTTGTCGTGGTTCTTAAATATGTTCCATTCGTAACACCATCCCATCTTAATGAAGGTAAAGAATTACTTGTTATTAAAGTTCCTCCACTTACAATAATTGGTTGTTTAGAAGTTGATACCGCAGTTGCGTTTTCATTATTACCAGATTGGTCATACCAAGTATCAACAAATCCATCATTAGCCCCAACAAATGATAATAATGATGATGTATCTAATAAATTATTAACAAATCCTATATCTTGTGTTGTATTGTCTGATGACCTTCTAACTTTCATACAATAACCAGAATAAGATGATTTTAACTTTCTAACAGAATAACCTAATCTTCCATTAGTATAAGTATCAAATAATAAGTTAGGTATTTGAGTAGGTGTGGGTGTGGGAGTTAAAGTTGGGGTGATTGTTGGGGTCGGTGTTAAAGTCGCACTAGGTGTGGGTGTAGGACTTGGAACTGGCCCATCCGCAACAAACTCATCAACAATTCCCAATATTGGTCTTTGTTCTCCTAAATAATAAGAATACTTGGTTGGTCTAAAAATCCTGCCCATAATGTTTTTCTATCACTTCGTCAATTAGTTTATTTATATCAACATCAGTTTTTCCTTGAAAGATAAATTCGTTTTTTAAGACAAGATATTCTCCAAAATAATACAACACCTCAATGAGTATATTTGAACTCCTTAAATCCCATCTAAATTCGTTTATAATGAATTTGTCAATCAATATTGATTTGTTCGTTTTATTATCTTTTACTTTCATTCTAACATTATGTTCCAACATACCTTAATTCTGTCTTCCTAATGCTGTTTGGAAAGTAACGACTGCGGTGTTATAATTTGACGCTTCGGTTGCGTTCATTCCATAACCAATTGAAGCGAGCGCCCAATCTCTCGCACTAAAATCACCCGCACTTCCATTATTGTTATTACAAGAAATGTACATATTGAGGTTAGGTCCAACTGATATCGTTTTTGCTCCGCTTGTTAATGCGGCACCATCTCTGTAGATATAAGATGTTCCGCCAGTATTTGTCATCAACCAATTCTTCTTGGTATCACCACCATTTCCAACCGTTATAAATCCAGCACCTACACCAATGTATGCGGTATTATTACCCAAGAATGATGATAACATCGCAAAATCACCACCTACCGAGTCATATCCACCCATATCATATCCACCAGACGATTTCGTTTCAACGATATACATTGAATAGTGAATACTTCCCGCAACATCAAATTGTATGGTTCTTGGGTTTATACCAGTATCTGCGTATCCATTGGCTCCTGGTGCGACTTTAGTGGTTGAGTGAGTCCAAGTTCCATTAAATGTAAGGTTATATTGAGTTGGGTCAGCAAGGTTGAATTGATGTTCCACCGCAGTTGCTCCAACCACTGGCCACAACCCTATCATTTTAGACCATAACCCATAACCCTTCAAATCCAGAACAAGTTGATTGGTTGCGTCTTGTTCTGTTGTTGTCAATGAACCACCCGCTCCAGTGATTGCGTTAAAGAATGCTTGAGCGTCTGGGTCAAATGAAGGAACTGGAGTAGGAGTAGGAGTGGGCGTAGGAGTTATACTCGGTGTTGGAGAAGGAACTGGTGTCGCACCTTTTTCAACATTCATTATAACTGAACCCCAAACATTTCCTTTATTAACCTTCTCACTTAAAGGTTTCATTAATTCATTGATATCCGCCTTATAAGGTTGAGGCTTTTGAGGATACCATTTTTTTCCACCCCATTTAAGATACGCCATACTTTTATTTTTTAGTTATTACTGACCAAATTCCACCTACTAAAGTTAGAATTGCTCCACTTATTTCTGTAAAGGTTGCCTCATCAATAACACCCTTCATTACTAAAACACCACCAATAAAAGTTAAGGTGTGTCTTAAAATTCCTAATCCTTGTTCTTGTTTCATATTTTTAGGATTTTATTTTTTATAAAAAAGGGGAGGATTAACCCTCCCCTCTCTTAAGATAGTTTATGTTTCTGTTTATTCAACAGGTACCGTCATACCACTCATAATTGCGCCCAATGTTGTGGTTACGTCAATTTGAACGGATGGATTTGGTTCCCCACCAATTACGGTGAGATTTATACCATTTGCGTCGTTATACGCCAAACCAGACAACATTTGTCCAGCCGATGCGTATAATCCGTTTTCAACTCCTAACAACCAGTATCTATCGTTGTTATCCAAAATTATCATATAAAACGCATTCTGTTTGATTAAATCAAACCAAAGATTACGTAAATCTTGATTAAGTTTTGGAAGTGCGATAGCAACGGTTGGTTGGAATACTACTGCTTGGTTTGTGGTATTAACTTGTAATTCCTCAGTGAATGAACTTGACTGACGAACTAATTCAAATTTATACCAAGTTCCGCTACCGCTCATCGCAGTAACTTCACCATTAACACTATAAGTCACACTGCTGATTGTGTTTCCGCTATCACCTAAGACGAAGATTGATTTAATTCCTCCCGTAGATGCGTTGCGACAATCAAGAGTGTATCCTTCACTAATATAACAACTTGCCATTTTTCTTTATAATTTTAAGTTAAAGTTTATTTACATACACAGAATGAAGCCACATCAAATACACCGATACCATAAGTCACATGTGCTTGAATTTTTACGATATCCTCAAAGACGTC